ATTCTCTCAACTAATTACAGAACGTAAAGATACTGGTAGAATTTATATTATGAATGTTGATCACGCGAATGATCACGGGTCATTCATCCCTGAAAATGCACCTATTCGCATGAGCAATCTCTGCTGTGAAATTGATCTACCAACAAAGCCTTTGTCATCAGCCGACGATGAGGAAGGTGAAATATCATTATGTACTTTATCAGCTATAAACTGGGGACTAATAAATGAACCAAAAGAATTCCAAAAGTACTGCACTCTTGCGGTACGTGCTCTTGATTCGCTCTTGGATTATCAAGATTATCCGGTGGCGGCAGCTTATCGAAGCACTATGGACCGGCGCCCTCTGGGTGTTGGCATCATTAACTTGGCATACTTTTTGGCTAAAAGAGGACTTAAATATGATCAAAACTCGCTTAACACAATTGATGAATATGCTGAAGCATGGAGTTACTACCTTATTAAAGCTAGTGTGGAACTTGCTGAAGAGCGTGGCTCGTGTCTTAAAAGCACTGATACCAAATATCATCAAGGTTTATTTCCAAAAGATACTTACAAAACGGAAGTAAATGAACTGGTAAAACACAAAGAACGTATGCCATGGAAGTCACTTAAAAAGAAAGTACTTGAACATGGCATACGTAACTCTACTCTGATGGCTTTAATGCCAGCTGAAACTTCAGCTCAGATATCTAATTCAACTAATGGTATTGAACCACCTCGTGCTTTGGTATCATATAAACAATCTAAAGATGGTGTAATGGCTCAGGTAGTACCTGGCTATCATCACTTAAAAAATAAATACGATCTGTTATGGGATCAACCTAATCCATCGGGTTATCTTCAGATCATGGCTGTTTTACAGAAATATATAGACCAAGGTATTTCAGTCAATACGTCATATAATCCAGAAAGGTTTGAAGACAATAAAGTACCTATGTCTCAAATGATTACAGATCTAGTGACGTTCTATAAGTATGGTGGAAAGCAATTATATTATAACAACACATATGATGGATCAGGTGAAATGACAGATGCTCATGTAGATCTACCAAGCGAATTCGAAGACGACGAAAATTGCGACAGCTGTGTTATTTAGAAAGGAAACCCAATGTCAGTATTCAAGCAAAAAAACTAAATCCCATATAGAGTCGCAGATGTTTTTCGATGAAAACGTAGATGTTGCACGATATGACATGTTAAAGTATCCACAATTGGATAAGATTACAGATAAGATGCTAGGATTCTTTTGGCGTCCAGAAGAAGTGGATGTATCTAAAGACCGTAGTGACTTTGCAAATCTTACAGTGCATGAAAAGCATATCTTTACATCTAATCTTAAACGTCAGATCCTATTGGATTCTGTCCAAGGCCGTGGTCCAACTGAAACATTAATGCCTATTGCATCTCTTCCAGAGATCGAGCCATTAGTACAGACTTGGGCTTTTATGGAAACAATTCATAGCCGTTCATATACACATATCATTCGTAACGTATATCCTAATCCATCTATTGTATTTGATAAGATGCTGGATATTAATGAAATTGCTGATTGTGCAAAGGATATTTCTAAGTACTATGATGAGTGTATTGACTATTGTAAATGGTGGTCTCTATTAGGTGAAGGCATTCATACTGTAAACGGTAACAAGTTTCAGATTGATAAATTAGAAATGAAACGTAAACTATGGATGGCGCTTAATTCAATTAACGTACTAGAAGGTGTTAGGTTCTATGTATCCTTTGCTTGTTCTTGGGCATTTGCTGAACTTAAACGCATGGAAGGTAATGCTAAGATTATTAAGTTTATTGCAAGGGATGAGAATACTCACCTAGCAGCAAGTCAAACTATTCTTAAAACTTTACCTAAAGAAGATCCCGACTTTGCAGCAATTAAAGAGGAAATGGAACCACAAGTAACTAAGATGTTTGTTGATGCTGTAGATCAAGAGAAAGTATGGGCCGACTATCTGTTTAAAGATGGTTCTATGATTGGCCTTAATGCCAACTTGTTATATAGTTATATCGAATGGATTGCAGCCAAACGTATGAAAGCACTCGGTATTGCTTCACCATATTCTACACCACAAGCAAACCCATTGCCGTGGACAGAGAAATGGATCGCTGGTGGAAATGTACAAGTTGCACCTCAGTAAACTGAAATTAGTTCATATGTTATTGGTGGCATGAAACAAGATATGGATAATGAAATGCTAAAAGGAATGAGCCTATAATGAAAATAGAATTAATTACTAGACACGAACCACCGTGTGTCTATTGTGAAAGTGCAAAAGGATTCTTAGAAAACCGAAAGCACGAATATAAGGAAACAGTTGTTGGTCGAGATATTACAAGAGAGCAACTAATGGAACGGTTTCCTACTGCAAGATCTTTCCCTGTTGTGGTGATTGATGATAGACCAATTGGAGGGTTTCAACAACTCAAAGATTATTTCCTATCAGCTGCTGTTTCAGGGATGTCACTATGAACGAATGTTGGTCTTGTAAAGCTAAATTTCAAGTTAAGTTTGATGATGAAGATCAAACAATAGCATTCTGTCCTGCCTGTGGAGAAGAAATGTTCGAAGAGATAAATATATCTGAAGGACATTTTATCGTAGACGACACAGGTGAAGAAGAGTGGGAATGAATTGGTACTATAAAGACGTAGAATACACCGAAACCCCAGAAGAATATCATGGCTTTGTATATGTCATAACTGAACTAGATACAGGAAAAATGTATGTTGGGAAGAAATTCTTTTGGAAACCTAAAACACTTCCAATTACCAAGACCAGAAAGCGACGAGTTAAGACACGTGCTGAAAGCGATTGGAAGACTTATTATGGTTCTTCTAAAGAAGTACAAACGTTAGTTGAAGAAAAAGGTGCAGATAACTATAGAAGAGATATATTGCACTTATGTAAGACTAAAGGCGAATGCTCATACCTAGAAGCTAAAGAACAGTTTGACCGAGGAGTCTTACTTTCTGAAGGATACTATAATGAATTTATTGGATGTAAAATACATTCTAAGCATATTAGGGGTTTACAAACGATGAAAAGTGTGTTATAATAATAGTATTATGAAAAATGATGGTAGTAATATAATTCCCTTCCCAGTGAAGGACAAGTTCTCGGTTGAAGAATACGACCTAGAAACCACTCATCATATCTTTAATATCGTAAGTGATGAGCTAGAAGAACTTGGATATGATATAGACAATATGCAAAGTGACATAGCTGTCTTAGCTAATCTTTTATATGCTTCTTTCCAAC